GGACAAGCTACAAGGTCCAACCCTCGGGAGGGTCGTCGCCAGGCACCAGGTTAACCCTTACAGGTAACCACGCTTGTCGTTGTAATTCCCTAATTTCACAGACGAAACGGTTTATCCTAGATAAGCTAGCACATTCGTCGCATACATGCTCATACGGCACAATGTATACTTGAGAATCCTCGATTCTTAAATTTTCCTTTGTCTTTAACTCCCACCCTTGGACGAGCGTCTCGAGAATGTTCTCTGGGGGTGGTTTTCTTCTCTTAAGTGCAACGCGCAACGAAACCGTGCACTTCTCCGTGATCTTAGGTCGAATATGTTTTCTAGGAACATATCCTGCATCACGAAGCCTATTGACCCTAGCGTCTATGAGAGCAATCTCTTCCTCGCGAGATAGATCGTAGTTTATAGGCTTAACTACTACGGGGAAGGGATTGGTGGATTCGGTACCACCGGTTGGTACGGAGCATAATGCCCGACGGATCTCCTTGCATCTCACAAGTGCGTTAAACTTGCGAAAACACAAGGGACTTTGTATCTTGTTGCTGGATTTCGCCAACAGGTTTTTGTGCCTCCTCACAAGAAAAATAAATCCTTCGGGGGATATCGATGATTGGTCGGCAAAACCAATCACATCCTCCACATCACGCCCCATAAACAGGGCTCCACAATTAATTTTCTTTTGTTGCACACCGTTAACGAACAAGGTAGAGTTTATTTCACCTTTCTCGGCATGAACCATTGTTTTTTCTTTGTTCAGAATTAAACCCACACGTTCACCGTGGTCTATAATTCCATGCAACAGCCCCGGGACTGACAAATCCCGGATCAACAAGTCATCGCCGTTGATGAGACAACGATGTGAGCGCCACTCCTCGGCACTTAGCTTCCCCTCGATCAGGAGATCGTTATGGGCTAGGTCGACAACCGTCTTATTTATAAGACAAAGCAACGGGAAGCTCATCAAGCTACCCATCGGTTGACCCCTGGTCACCTGCTTTCCGTCTATGCGCAAGCAACCGAGTACCCGAAGTGCTGCCACTTCGTCCTCATTTAACCCTTCTCCTTTGTCGATTAATACCTCAACGGCGGCTCGCGTATATGCGGATTTTATCAAATCAGTCGCAGATCGGTAATCTACGCTTATATACGCGCCGCCATTTAGAGAGGCCACTTTCTCATCGGTTGGGCTACCGACAAGAAGCCATCCCTTCTTTTTTAAGGTGCCATAAAGGGAGCGATGAAGGGGGTAGAGAATATGATTGTTTCTCTCGCTAAAGAGCGTAACAATCCTGGGTTTCCCCGCGGAGACAACAGATTGGACCTCGCAGTCCTCACTGAATTCCCCCGGGATCCACGTCCCCCCCTCTCGCCTCGTCACTCCCTGGCATGCGTGCCCGTTCGGGATATACGGGTACTTTCCTCGGTTCCA